TGCGGCGCGTGCGGCGGCGTATGCGGCGGCGTCTGCGGCGCGTGCGGCGGCGTATGCGGCGTCTGCGGCGGCGTATGCGGCGGCGTCTGCGGCGCGTGCGGCGGCGTATGCGGCGTCTGCGGCGGCGTATGCGGCGCGTGCGGTCACAAGCAGACCTTGCGCCTTGTCGGTCAGCACTTGCGCGGCAGGCGCGCAGGCGGCTTGCGTGGCTGAATCCGCGTGCTGGCGCAGCGCGTCGGTCACGCACCAGTGCAAAAACTGCCACGGCACAAGGGACAGATCCGCACCCACGGGCGGCGCGGCGATCACGGCTTGCGGGAAGCCCTTGGCGGCGGCGTTGCGCAGCCCCTCAAAAATTCCTTCCGCGATGCGAGTCAGCATGGTCGGGAAGCCGGTCAGCGCCTCGACCTTGGCAGTATCGTCGCTGTGCGCCAGACAGCCGATGAAGCAGCCCTTGCCGTTCTGCCAGTACTTGCCCTGCACGATCTCGTCGGCTGCGGTGTGTGCGTCAACCTGCGCGCGGACCATCTCGGCCAGTGCGGGGTCGTTGTGGAATGCTAGTGCGGATGTCATGATCACTTACTCCTTTGTCATTGCGGGATGAAGCCTACCCTCAAACCCTCAAATTATGCAACAAATATTTTTGACGTTATGCCGCGCGGCCCGATTGCCGCGCGGCTGGTGATGGTCAGGCAGCGAGGAACGCCGCGCGATCAAAGGTGCCTTCGCCTTTGTACCGCATGGGCATGATGACAGCGCAGCATTGCGTGTGGATGCCGCCGCCGTCGCTGGCGAACGTCACCAGGCCGGGATTCTCGCCGTTCTGGTGGATCCGGAAAGAGTTCGCGGCGTCCTTCTTGCCGCCGCCCAGCGCCTGGGCCATCTTGCCCATCGCGTTGACGTACTGCGGCTGATAGTGCGCGGCGACTAGCGCCTCGGGCATCTCGGGAATGATCCGGGTCCAATCGCAAAACGCACCATTGACCGGCTTGAAGTGAACCCGGACGGTGCCGCGCTGTAGCCAATACAGGCCATTCGCGTCGCGTTCGAGCGTGTAGTAGGGGCCTTTCCCCTTGGCGGCTTGCGCGATGGCCGTGTCGGGCACCAGCACGCCCGCCAAGCCGTCGGTGCCGCAAACAGGCGCGAACGTCTCAGCGAAGGCGCACGCCTCGGTGCAGCGCGCGGCAAATGCGATATGGTCGTTTGTGGCGGCGATATAGCCGCGCGCGTCGATGAATACGCCTTTCAGATAATAGTGCGTTTCTTCCTTCGAGACGGCGGCCATAGCGGCGTCAATGTACTCTGATGCGATAGTGATCGAGATTGCAGACATTGGGCTTTCCTTTCCTTTCGTGTGGTACTTGGCATTTCAAATGAGGGGCGGCGCGTGTCCGCCCCTACTTTGAATTGTCAATATGCGCCTGAGTGACCTGCCAGATAGTCAAGGTGCCTATCATAAATTAGTTTGCCCCTGGGCTTGCCGTGCGATCCGTACGGCTGCCAGTAAAGCACACCCAAGTCGTTATGATCCACGCAGCGGTATTTCACGCCGTGCTCTATCACAACAGCACCTAATGCGGCTTGCGCAGCTTCTACGGTCCGACAACGCTGGTTCAGATAGGCCATGATATCATTCTCCTTTGGCTTGGCGGAGCAGCTTGCGGACGGCGGGCGCCGTGGTGCGGATCGTGTGAACGATCGACGCGGCGGCAAGAATGCCAGCCGCGATGATGATTGCGTGGGCGATGTAGGGGATCATTAGCGCGCCTTCCCGGTTTGTGCGTAGCGCAGCCGCTCACCGGCAGTCGCGCGCGTCATGTCACCGGCGGCGACAGCCTCGCGGCGATCGATTTCGGCCCACATCTCACGCGCCTTAGACGACGGCTTGCTGACCATCTGGCGAAGTTGATCGGTCGTGTAGCCGCTGTAGGGTGCAGTCTTAAATGCGCTGTCCATGTGTCAGCCTCCTGTTTTGCTGACGCAGGAATGCACTAGCTATCTGCTACTGTCAAACACATTTTGACGTTTGATGTGAAACTAACCGGATTGGTTAGGTAGGTCTGTTTTTGGGCGGAAACGTCGGCGGGATTGGGCGATGGATTGCCTACCGGGAAAGCGCCGAAATGCGCGGGGTTGCGGGCTGTGTTGGGCTGTTTAGGTAGTGGTCCTGTATATTCTTAAGAAAAAAAAAAATAGTATCATATGTAACTATATAGATATGGCAGAACTGGGGACCGTGTGGCCCACGTCGTTTGCAACGCTGGCAAAACTCCATCATCTAACCTAGACCGCCTAACTTTTCCCTCGAAACGGTAATTCACTAAGGATTACAAAGACATAGGGTAGGCGATCGGATTGCCTACCTTTTGCCTACCGCTTTGAGCCGTCCAGAGCCCGCGCATGGGCGGCTTAGGCAATGCAAACATAAACCAGTAACGGACTTGCAAACCCATTACCTAAAACGCCCACCAGCTTACGGGTGATGCTGACCTGATTTCAGATTGCCTAAAACGCCCAAGGTCAAATGGCGTGACCGATCGCGCTGCAAGCTGGCATTGCGTGATGCGGCGCTTCCCTGGCGCATGGCCTATGGCCGATCGGTGCTGGCGTGATCGATCGGCTGTCGGCTGTCGGCTTGCCGCAGACGGGGGGGGTGGGGGCCGACGGGTCACGGTGACGGTGACGGAGGGTCCGCAAGCAAAATTTTTTACGTAAATTTTTTAAAATTTATTTTTTGCAAAACGTCATCAAGGCAGGTATCCTACCGCCATGAGCTTCTACTCCATTCCATTTGCACCCGACCGCGCTGCGGCAACTGAGGCGCGGCTGGAAGCTATTTACGAAGCGGCGCGGTATGGCCTAAAAGGTGACGCCCTCGCCATGCGTGTCGGTCTGACGCCAAGCCAATACCGGCGCCTGGCAGAGTTCGACCCGCTGGTCGAAATGGCTGAAATGAAAGGTCGCGCTGACGGCGAGTACAGCGCCGGCAAAACGCTGCACGACGCTGCGGCGGCTGGCGACGCCAAGGCGGCGCTGGAGATCCTCAAGCACCAGCACGGCTGGGTAGCCAAGCAGCAGATCGACGTCAGCATCGACCAGCAGATCAGCATCACCGCCGCGCTGGAAAAAGCACGCACGCGTGTTATAGAGGGGCTGTACGAGGAAGTGGTCTTGCTAAAGGATACAAGCAGTGCCGAGCAAAGGTAAGTCTGTGTCGCTGTCCGTAGGGCGCGGCGAGAAGCTGCCCGCGTCGAAGGGCGCAGGGCTGACGGCCAAGGGGCGCGAGAAGTACAACGCCGCCACCGGGTCGAACCTGAAGGCGCCGGCGCCCAGCCCCAAGACCGACGCCGACAAGGGCCGCAAGGCGAGCTTCTGCGCACGCATGGGCGCAGTCGCCGCCAAGGCCAAGGACGGCGAACGTGCCAAAGCGTCACTCAAGCGATGGAAATGCCCATGAAAAAAGGACTGTACGCCAACATCAACGCCAAACGCGAGCGCATCGCCGCCGGGTCTGGTGAGAAGATGCGTGCCCCCGGCGCTAAGGGTGCGCCCAGCGCCAAGGACTTCAAGGACAGCGCCAAGACCGCCAAGAAAAAGTAATGCAGCAGCCGATCTACGACGCCTCGGGCGAGATGGAACTCATGGCGCGGCTGTGGTCGCCGACGCTCGCCAACGACCCGCTTAAGTTTGTGCTGTACGTGTTCCCGTGGGGGGAACGCGGAACACCGCTGGAGCATCACCCTGGACCGCGCAAATGGCAGCGCGAGGTGCTGCAAGACTTGACGCGGCACATCAAGGACAACGACGGCAAGGTTGACTTTGACACGTTCCGGATGGCGACCTCGTCGGGCCGCGGCATCGGCAAGTCGGCGCTGGTCAGTTGGCTGGTCATCTGGATGATCTCGACCCGCATCGGGTCAACCACCATCGTGTCGGCCAACTCGGAAGCGCAGCTTCGGTCGGTGACATGGGCCGAGATCACTAAGTGGCTGGCGATGTCGATCAACAGCCACTGGTATGAAATTGCCGCGACGCGCATCATGCCCGCGAAGTGGCTGACCGAGCTAGTCGAGCGCGACCTCAAGAAAGGCACCCGCTACTGGGCTATCGAAGGGCGGCTGTGGTCGGAAGAAAACCCTGACGCATACGCGGGCGTCCACAACTACGACGGCGTCATGCTCGTGCTGGACGAGTCGAGCGGTATTCCGGACTCGATCTGGTCGGTTTCAGCGGGGTTTTTCACCGAAAACACGCCAAATCGCTTCTGGCTGGCGTTTTCCAACCCCCGACGCAATTCAGGGTACTTTTACGAGTGTTTCAACGCAAAACGGGACTTCTGGACCACCAAAATCGTCGATGCGCGCGACGTTGAGGGCACCGACAAAGCGGTCTATCAGCAAATCATCGACGAATATGGCGCGGATTCGGCCCAAGCGCACGTTGAAGTCTATGGTCAGTTTCCCAACGCTGGCGATGACCAGTTCATACCCAACAGCTACGTCGATGACGCCATGAAACGGCCCAAGCACAAGGATGAGACGGCGCCGATCGTCATCGGCGTCGATCCGGCACGGTTTGGCAGCGACGCCACGGTCATCGCCGTGCGGCAGGGGCGCGATATTGTCGAGCTACGCCGTCACCGCGGAGCGGACACGATGGAAGTCGTCGGGCACGTCATCGAAGCAATCGAGGACTACAACCCTGCGATGGTCGTCATCGACGAAGGTGGGCTAGGCGCAGGCATTGTAGACCGGCTCAAGGAACAGCGGTACAAGATCCGCGGCGTCAACTTCGGCAACAAGGCGTCCAAGCCCCTGATGTGGGGCAACAAACGGGCCGAGATGTGGGGCGCCATGCGCGAGTGGCTCAAGAGCGCGTCCATCCCCAGCGAACGGATGCTGAAGTCGGACCTCATCGGGCCTATGACCAAGCCCGACAGCAAGGGCGCGCTGTTCCTCGAAAGCAAGAAAGACATGAAGGCGCGCGGGCTGGCCTCGCCAGACGCCGCCGATGCCATCGCGGTGACGTTCGCGTTTCCGGTCGGGCACCGCGAGGCACGCGAACCGCGCGTTGACAGAGCAAGCGGACGAGCGTATTCTACCGCCGGTATATCTACAAGCTGGATGGGGTCTTGAATCATGGCTAACACGAAGCCGATTGGCGTTGCATACACCGACCAGGACATCATCGGGG